ATATTCAAAAAATGGCCATGGAAACATCTTTTCGGTGGGACACTTTTCTGGGCCACTTTTGTCCCAGGTGGAAATTTGGACGCAAATGCAAGCTTATTTTCTCGAAAAATACGGGATTTAGGCTCAACTGGGCCAGATATTTGGCCCGCGGGCCACTTTTGGTTTTTTTTTGGCCCGGGCTTGTGGGCCACTTTTTATGCGAAAAATTGGTAAAAAAGGCCGAAAATGCACGTTTTTGGGGCTTTTTAGGGGGTTTTCCGCACGCATTTATTGTTAACCAAAGGGGGTGGGCCACTTACCCACTTTTTTTTCTATTATTAAATTATAAAAAATAGTATTTATATATATATAGTAGTTGGCCATTTTTTTCCGGGTTTTTGTCCCACCCTATTTTGAGGCTAAAGTGGGCCAGTTTTGTCCAAATTTGCCATTTTTAACGAAAGGAGGAAACCGATGAATTATGTCTGATTATGTAACAGCCGTAGTCAAAAAGACACGAGATGGTTATCGCATACTTCCGGATTTTAAAGTAAGCGGCGACGTCAAAGATCTCATGATAAGAGGTGGAGCTTTCTATGCTGTTTGGGATCCGGTTAGAGGTATGTGGTCTCGTAACGAGTATGACGCTCATAAGACGACGAATGATATTCTATGGGATGCTTATAAAGACCTTAGAATTAAAAAGGGAGAAGACGCTCTTATTGATCTTTGCACAATGGATAAATTCTCCACTAACAATGCCATCGAGTGGAAGCGATATTTAAAAGCCAGTCCGGATCGCTATCACGAACTTGACATGAAAGTGACATTCGCAAGTGATGAGGTCAAGAAAGAGGATTATGTGAGTAAGCGTCTTCCTTACGATCTTAGCAACGCTCCTTGTCCCGCTTATGAGAAGATCATGTCAACATTATATTCCAACGCAGAACGGGCCAAACTCGAATGGGCTATTGGAGCTATCTTAGCTGGAGACTCTGTGGAGATTCAGAAGTTCATTGTGCTGTATGGTAGTGCCGGTACAGGTAAGTCCACAGTGCTTAACATTATCCAGCAGCTCTTTGACGGATATTTCACTGTCTTTGAAGCAAAGGCTCTTGCTAGTAACAATAACGCGTTTGCTTTGGAACAGTTCAGGTCTAACCCTCTTGTAGCTATTCAGCATGACGGTGATCTGAGTAGAATAGCAGACAACACAAAACTTAACAGCATTGTGTCTCATGAGCCTATGATGGTCAATGAGAAATTTAAAGCGCAGTATGAATCCAAATTCTCTGCGTTTTTATTTATGGGCTCAAATAAGCCTGTCATGATCACAGAGGCTAAGAGCGGACTGATACGAAGGCTGATTGATGTACGCCCTACAGGTGACACCTTGCCGCATGACGTTTATGACAGATGTATGGCACGTATTCCATTTGAACTAGGAGCTATCGCACAGCACTGTTTGGATGTATACAAGGGCATGGGCGCTAACTATTACGACAAGTACAAGCCTACGGACATGTTCGGTGCTACTAACGACATGTATAACTTCGTCTACGATCATTATGATATTTTCGTAGAAGAGAAGTATGTTAGTCTGAAGATGGCCTGGAACCTGTACAAGGAATATGTCGAAGAGACTAAGATGCAATATCCGTTCAGTATGAGGATATTTAAGGCTGAACTTAGTAACTATTTTGACAAGTTCGATGAACGGGTGCGACTTGGTAATGGTGAACGTCTCAGGAATGTATATCGCGGTTTCAAGAAAGACATGTTTCATATTAGCGAATTTGTTGAGGATGAAGATGATAACGAGGACGACGGCGAGCCTGATAACATCGACGAGCCGTATTTCGATGATGACGAGAGCGTAGAGCTGGACTGGCTTGATCTGACTTACATGGATAGTAAGCTGGATCATATTTTGAAAGACTGTCCGGCTCAGTATGGCGATAAGGACGAAAAGCCTCAGAGAGCGTGGGACAAAGTCAATACGACTCTTAAGGACCTTGATACCCATCGCCTTCATTATGTGCAGCCTAATATTGAGGGACATATCATGGTTGACTTCGATAAGAAGGACGAGAATGGCAACAAATCAATGGATCTTAATATTAAGGCTGCTAGGAAACTGCCTCCAACATATGCCGAACTTAGTAAGAGCGGTGGCGGTTTGCATCTGCATTATATTTACACAGGCAACATTGATGAACTTGCGGCGTTGCTTGACGATGATGTAGAGATAAAAGTATGCAGGGGAAAAGCAGCGATAAGAAGGAGGTTAACTCGCTGCAACGGTTTGGATCTCGCTGTGATTAGCAGTGGGCTTCCAAAGAAAGGAGCAAAGAAGATGCTGGATACTGATGCAAATTATATTCAGGATGAGAAGCATCTTGTTGCATTTATTAAGACGTGCTTGCAGAAGAAGCATCATGGAGCTACCACTCCGGAAGTTATATTTATCCACGACAAACTCGAGGAATGCTATAAGAGCGGGATGCATTATGATGTGCGGCGTCTTTGGAAACCGGTTAGGAACTTCTGTGCCAACAGCACTAATCAGGCCAAATTCTGTTTGAAGCTGTTTGGTAAGATGAAGTTCTGTTCGGATGATGCACTTGATGAAGAATCTAATCCTGAAACGGAAGAAGAGAAGAATGATATTCTCAAGAGTTCGGATCTGCCTCCGACATTCTTTGACATTGAAGTGGCTAAGAATCTGTTACTGGTGTGCGCCAAAGACTATAAGGATGAGGACTCATGGATCGTGTTATTTAACCCAACTCCTCAGGATCTTGATCAGCTTCTTGAGAAGAAACTGTGGGGATTTAACAATCTCGGCTATGATAATCCAATTCTCTATGCCAGGTACACAGGAGCAACCAACATGGAGTGCTACAGGATGTCAAAGGATATTATCGCAGGCAACAGGGCTATCAATCCCAGGTCTAAGAGAATATCTGAAGGCGACTTGTTTGACATCGCTGCTAAGAAACAGAGCCTTAAGAAATGGGAAATCGAGATGGGCGCTGATCACGATGAGATGGATATCGATTGGGATGAACCGATTCCTGAAGATCAGTGGGAGCGACTGGCTGAATACTGTAAGCACGATGTTAGGGCTACTGAGATGCTGTATGACAAACTCAAAGAAGACATCGATGCCAGGAAGGCGTTGGCTTCGTTCAGCGGACTTAGCGCTAACGAGAGAGGCAGAGCTCATTGCACGAAGATTATATTTGGCAGTGAGAAGCATCCCAGACTGGTGTATACAGATTTGGCTACAGGAGAGAGAACTGATGGGACGAAGGACATTGTGTGCTTCCCCGGCTATGAGTTCAACGCCAAAGGAATTGATGAGTCCAGATACACAGGTAAGATCGTGAGCGGTAAGTCCATCTATAAAGGGTATGATCCCGGAGAAGGTGGATTTGTTTATGCAGAGCCCGGAATGCATTACAATGTGGCATTACTTGATGTTGCGTCGATGCATCCTACTTCAATGATCTGTGAGAACATATTTGGGGATTACACTCAGAAGTTCAAGGAGATCTATGAAGCAAGGCTGGCAATTAAGCATAAAGACACCGAGAAGCTCAAGACTCTGTTGGGCGGAGCTCTGATTCCTTATATCGGCAGCGACGAGGAAATGGATACGCTGGCTACGGCGCTTAAGCTGGTGATTAACAGCGTATATGGCTACACCACAGCAACGTTTGAGAATCCATTCCGCGATCCCAGGAATGACGACAATATTGTTGCTAAGCGTGGAGCTCTGTTCATGATCGATCTGAAAGAGGAAGTTGAGAAGCGTGGGTTTAAGGTTGCTCACATCAAGACAGATTCTATTAAGATTCCTAATGCTACAGATGATATTATCCAGTTTGTTATGGAGTTTGGTAAGAAATATGGCTACACGTTTGAGCATGAGGCGACATATGAGCGCATGTGCTTGATGAACGATGCTGTATATATTGCTAAGTATGATGATCAGGGCATTAGAAATAAACATGGTAAGCATGCTGGCGAATGGACAGCAACCGGTAAGCAGTTCCAGGTTCCGTATGTGTTCAAGACTTTGTTTAGCCACGAAGACATTATATTTGACGATCTCTGTGAGACCAGGTCTGTTAAGACGGCTATGTATCTTGATATGAATGAGGACCTCGGCGAAGACGAGCACAATTATATTTTCGTTGGACGAGTAGGTCGTTATTGTCCTATCAAGGCTGGCTGTGGTGGTGGACTGCTCATGAGAAAGAGTGGAGATGGTCAGAGCTATGGAGCTGTTGGCGGTACAAAAGGATATCGGTGGCTTGAGTCTACCGTAGTCAAGAACATGAATAAAGAAGCCGATATCGATGTGTCTTACTATCAGAGGTTGGCTGATGATGCAATAAATGATATTTCAAAGTTTGGCGACTTCAAGACTTTCGCTTCTGGAGTCACTGTTACTGATTATGTAAATGCGGTTCCGTTTATGAACGCACCAGAGTAAAGGAGAAAGAACTATGGCAATGAATATGGTTATTAACAAAGAAGACGGCACAGTAGTATTTAACAGAGCACAGATTCCGGTTGGTGCATGGCGTAACTTCTCTGGAGGCCCGACCAGGTTCAATAAGCAGAACACCCAGCGCTTCTTCCATATTTTCCTTACTGATGAGGAAGCACACCGGCTTGAGGATGCTGGATGGAATGTGAAATGGCTCGAGAACAAGAATAATCCGTCCGAGCCTAAGCAGGCGCATCTTCAGGTATTTATCAAGCTGGATGGTCCCGCAAGATTGCAGCCCAGGATCTGGCAGACTCGTAAGAAGGGTAGACCGATTCTTCTTGACGGTGATCTGATCGGCCAGCTTGATATGGATGACTTCGAGAGAGTCAAGCTTCAGATCAGACCTTATAAATGGGAACTTGACAGTGGCAAGAGCGGAATTAAGGCGTTTGTTAAGCAGATGTTCGTAACACCTGTTGAGGACGACTTCGCTGCTGAATTCTTTGATGAGGACGAAGAAGGGAATGAGATCCCTTTTGAGGAATAATGAGCTTTGAGTTAAGAGAACATCAGGTTAAAGCGCTTAAGCGAATGCACAATGGATGTATTCTCAATGGTTCTGTAGGGTCTGGCAAGAGTGTAACGGCTCTTGCCTATTATTTTACTAAGGTGTGTGGGGGGTCTCTGGATTCAATGACCCTTGAAAAACAGATACCCCTATACATCATAACTACAGCAACCAAGAGAGATAAAAAAGAATGGCCCATGGAATGCATTATATTTGGGCTCGAAGATGAACGCGATGTAAAGATAGACAGCTGGAACAACATTGGCAAATACACTAAGGTGACTGGCGCATTCTTTATATTTGACGAACAGCGAGCTACAGGTAATGGTCCATGGGTCAAGGCTTTTTTATCTATTGCGTCTAAGAATCGTTGGATTCTATTAAGCGCCACACCAGGCGATAATTTCATGGACTACTGCCCTGTGTTCTTGGCTAACGGGTTTTATAGAAATCGTACTGACTTTATCAGACAGCACGTCATCTACAAACAATATGTCAAGTACAGAGCAGTAGACCGATATGTGAATGTTAAGAAATTATATTACTTCCGTGACAAGATTCTTGTTCCGATGGAATACGATCGAGACGTCGAGTACCATCACTACGATGTTATTGCGCCGTTTCCTAGTGCTTTATATAAAACAACTATGAAGACTCGGTGGAACCCATTTACGAACGAGCCCTTTGTAAATGCCGCAGAGTTATGCTATGCCCTTAGGCGATTATGCAACAGTGATGAGCGGCGAGTTCAAATGGTGGGCGACATCATTAAGGATCATCAGAAAGTAATTATATTTTATAACTTCACATACGAGGCAGATTTGTTAATAGGACTGTGCAAGAGGATCGGCGTACCTGTAGCACGTTGGGATGGAATCAAGCATGAGCCAATTCCTACTACAGCACGATGGGCTTACATTCTTCAGTACGCAGCTGGCGATAGCGGGTGGAACTGCATAGAGACAGACACAATTATATTTTACTCGCAGAATTACTCTTACAAATCCACAGTTCAAGCAGCCGGTCGTATTGATAGATTAAATACTCCTTTCACTGATTTGTATTACTATCATGTCCGTTCGAAGTCCGGAATAGACAATGCAATACACAGAGCCTTGGCTCAGAAAAAAGAATTCAATGAAAAGAAATATTTTAAACGCATTTAATCGTGCAGGAAATACAGGCCCTAGTATGGAGGAGAAGGAATAAGAATGTAAAAGTCGAGTTTAGACAAACATTTCAGCCCTTCTCTTTTTCTTTTTGGAGGACTGTATGCTTGAAAACAAATTCAAAACCAAACTGATTAAAACTATTAAGACCCGATTTCCAGGGTCTTTTGTTTTTCATTTGGATCCTAACGAGTTACAAGGTGCTCCCGACCTCTTGGTCTTATACGAGAACAAGTGGGCAGCGCTCGAAGGAAAGAAAAATAGCACAGCGTCTCTTAGACCAAATCAGCAACACTACGTTGATCGGTTTAACAAGATGTCCTTTGCGAGAATTATATTTCCTGAGAACGCAGAGGAGGTACTAGATGAAATGGAACGAGCATTCAAGGTATGAAGGCCAACACGCTATGTTTCCAGCGTCACGGCCATCATGGCTTAATTACGACGATGCTCATGTGTTTGAGTATTGTGATTTAGTGAAGGCAAAAGAGCGAGGCACAAGACTGCACAAATTTGCACAGGATTGTATCGAGCTTGGCGAAGGGCTCCCTAAGAAGCCTGTTACCACGCTTAGGCTCTACGTGAATGACGCCATTCGCTATAACATGAAACCCGAAACAGTGTTGTTCTATTCGAAGTATTTCTTCGGAACTACTGACGCTATTAGTTTTTCTGATGATATTCTTCGAATACATGACCTTAAGACCGGAATCATTCCCGGGAAAATAGAACAGTTGATGATTTACGACGCTTTGTTCTGTCTTGAATACGGCGTCGATCCACATGATATTCAGCACAAACTGAGAATCTATCAATTTGATGCCTTTACAGAAACAGAGCCCGATCCAGATCGGATTGAGGAAATCGGAGATCAGATTGTACGCTTTAACGAACTTCTATTGATCCGGGAGGAAGAAGACAATGGATGAATTATATTTTGGTGTGACCAACGACGACTATCTAGAACATGTTGGTCGCTCTAAAGAAGATGGCGCTCCGGGCCCTGGTTCTGGACGTTACCCATTAGGATCTGGTGAAAACCCTAATCAGCATGTCCCTCACAAAGCATGGAGCTATGAGGAAACCAAGAAGCTCAGAGCTCAGGGTATGACCGATAAAGAGATCTCTGAGTACTTTGGAATAAAGCAGGCAGACTTCAGGAGAAGACAGTCTTTTGCTAAGTCTGAGGAACAGGCCAAAAATAGAGCCATCGTAGAAAGACTTAGATACGAAAGGCAGATGTCTTTTAGAGCTATTGAAGAGAAAACCGGAATTCCGGCTTCTCAGGCAAGAGCTCTTCTTCAGGATAAGGTTGCTAAGAAGCTTGAGAAAGAACAGCAGCTTTATGATATTCTCAGAAACGAAATTGAAGAGAAGAGTCATATAGATGTTGGTGCCGGTACAGAGCAAAATCTTGGCATAAGTGACACTAAGCTTAAACAGATGGTCAAGAATCTTCAGGATGAAGGTTATGTTCTTAGCCATCCTAAGGTCGATCAGGCTGGAACAGGTTACGAGACATCCCTTCTTGTCCTGTCTAAGAAGGACACTCCAAAAGGTTATATTTATAACCACCTTGATGAAATTAAGACCATCGAAGACTTGCATGTTGTCGACGATGGCGAGAAATTAACCCCAAAGAAAATGCATGATCCGGTTAGTTTATCATCCGATAGGCTGGCCGTTGTTTATGCAGAAGACGGCGGTGTTGATAAAGATGGAACCATCGAAATACGAAGGGGCGTTAAAGATTTATCGTTAGGCGATAACAATTATGCCCAGGTTCGTATAGCTGTTGATGGAACCCACTATCTTAAAGGAATGGCCGTCTACGCAGATGACCTCCCTGACGGGGTAGATGTAAGATTTAACACCAACAAACATAAAGGTACCCCTATTATGTCTGATGATCCTGATGCAAAACAGGTTCTCAAGACTCTTAAGGATGCTCCTGGCGTAAACGCATTTGGTGCTACCATCAAACGTCAGAACGATTGGAAAGACGAAGACGGTACCGAGCACGAAGGCCTTGTCAATATCGTTAAAGAGTCTGGAGATTGGTCAAAGCAATCAAAGACCCTTGCTTCACAGATGTTATCTAAGCAGTCTCCTGAATTAGCAAAGAGACAGCTTGGGATCGATCTCGATTTCAGGAAGCAGCAATATGATGATATTTGTGCTCTTACTAATCCAGCCGTTAAGCAGAAAATGCTTCAGTCGTTCGCAGATGAATGCGATGCTGCAGCTGTGCATCTGAAGGCAGCCGCTATGCCTAGACAGGCATGGAATGTCATTCTTCCTATGACGACTCTTAAGGACAACGAGATTTATGCACCTCAATTTAAAGATGGTGAAACCGTTGTCTGTATTAGATATCCTCACGAAGGAAGATATCAGATCCCTCAGCTCACTGTGAATAACAAGAATGCTGAAGGAAAAAGAATAATCACTCCTGGTGCTATTGACGCTGTTGGAATTAATGCCAAAGTAGCAGAAAGATTGTCAGGAGCGGATTTCGATGGTGATACAGTACTTGTAATTCCTAATAATGCTCAGCCAAATGGAAAACGCTTGATCAAAGTCGATCCCCCTTTGGAAGGGCTTAAGAATTTCGATGCTAAAGAGAGCTATCCCGGATATAAGGGAATGAAAGTCATGACTCATGCCCAGACTCAGATGGAAATGGGTAAGATTTCTAACCTTGTTACGGATATGACTCTTCAGGGAGCTACTCCTGAGGAATTAGCAAGAGCAACCAAGCATGCTAACTGCATCATCGACGCTGAAAAACATAAATTGGATTGGCACCGATCTGAAAAAGAAAATAGGATTGATGAACTTAAAGCAAAATACCAGCCTAAAGATCCTGTTACAGGAAAAGGCGGTGCTCAGACTTTAATATCAAGAGCCAAGAATCCAGTTTATGTGGATAAGCGGATGACTAACCAGCCATATACAATTGATCCTGAAACAGGACAGAAGATATGGAAACGGGCTAAGGGAAAACCTGTCTATGATGTTTCGGTAGATCCCGAGACTGGGAAAAAGATCTACAAGAAACGAGAAGGCGAAGTCAGATATGCACAAGAGAAATCATATCAGATGGCCGAGACAGAAAATGCATATGATCTTATCTCGAAATCAAATACGAAAATAGAGAGGGTATATGCAGACTATGCCAATGCATGTAAGGCCCTGGGAAATAGAGCCCGTAAAGAAAAGCTGGCTACCAAAAATGTGACATATGATAAAGAGGCGGCTAAGGAATATGCTGAGGAGGTTAAGTCCCTCCAGGGTAAATTAAACACCGCTCTTAAAAATGCACCCCGTGAAAGGCAAGCCCAGATCCTAGCAAATAGTGAGGTCCAGTCTTTAATTGATGATGCCCGTCGTCAAGGAAACGAGCCTACCAAAGCTGAGATTAGAAAATGGACTGCTAAAAGAATAGAAAAAGCCAGGGAAGCTACAGGGGCTAAGAAAACCCGGGTAGTGTTCACTGACAGGGAGTGGGAGGCCATACAAAAGGGGGCCATTCCGCATACCCAGGTCGTAAAATTACTTAGTAATGCTAATGAAGACGACTATAAAAAGAGAGCTACCCCTAAAGAAAATAAAGCTATGACATCTGCAAAAATAAGCAAGGCCAAGAGCTTATCTAAGGCCGGATATACGGTTGCAGAAATAGCCGAGTATTTAGGAGTATCCCCCTCCACTGTAGGAAAGGAGCTCAATAAATGAAAATAACAGAGTATTGGGTTACTACTACAGACAACCCTTTTGACCCCTTTACAGAATATGATGACTGGTACAGATTCGATGAGCAGAAAGGCTATCATACATCAGGTTATGTAGCTCGTGATCCAGAAGTGCGCTTTCTACCTTCTGATGCTCCGCCTCTTGTACAACAGCGTGCTATTAAGTCTGCTGTTGACACGATCTGTCAGTTCAATCTTACTTGTGTTGAAGGTGTTTCATACAAGAAGGTTGAAAGAGTTGTCGATTCTGATGTTGAGTACAAGATTGTTGAATAGTTTAGCTAATTAGCTTTCTATTCATAGTTCTTCCTCCATTGTAAGAGCATTTGAAGCATTAAATGTGTTTTGAATGCTCTTACTTTTTAATGTCTTTAGCTTTAAGGCCTTTAACTCATTCAATTGTGCTTTGATTCGCATTTGATGTGAAACTATTACGCATTATTTTAGTTTTTGAGTTGAAAAACGATGCTAAATTACACTCATTTTTATTTCATTTCCTTACTCCCCTCTGGATGGTTTTCATTTAGGAGGGTGGAGGGGGGTCTGACGAAAATAGCCCCCCACCCTGCAT